GCAGATTATCGCAATGGTATTCATCAAAGCGGGGAAGTGGTACAGCAAGAAGGTTTAATTCTCACCCTAAGCCATGATGTCGATTTCATTGCAGGCAAGAGTTATGTGATTTATTTGCAAATGGGGGATGGTACCGTGGACCTGATTCCCGTTACGCCGGGTTCAGCCAAGAACAAAGTAGTTTTAGGGCGTTTACCGAACGGGGCCTTAAAGCTTAGTCCCGATGACTTTGTGAATACTATCTACACCGTAGTTAATGACGATACCAAAGGCTCACTGCCTTATCTGGTTGCAAAAAGAGAACCGGCTGACCAGTTCTCTAATACCATTACTGCAATTAATTACGATGAACGTTATTACCTCAATGACAAGGACTTTATTGATGTGCCGGTTGATGATTCACCGATTTACATTCGATATGACCAGCTGGATATTAATCTGGCACGTTTATATCAGATGCAAAGAGGGGATTTGCCAACGACTGGAGAAATCAGTTTTGTAGTTGAAGCAGGTGCACTAGTTTCAAGTTCAAGTTCTTATCGACCGGAAACCAGATTTGTCTATAAATTCGACTATAACTCTAGTCCTGCAAAACGAGAGTATATCGTTCCAGCTGCATCAGAATTACCTGCTATTGATACTGGTGAGTTCCCACCTGATCTCGTGGTAAATTTGACTATTAAAGGTGCTGTTGTTGGACGTGGTGGAGATGGCGGGTTGCCACATTTGGCATTTGGTGCATGGTCTACCGATCCGGATTATAACTTTACTAAAACCCGCCGTGACGGTTTTCAGGGAGCACCCGGTTTATTAAACCGGCACAGTAAACTAAACCTGATTATTGATGGTGGAACTCTGGCTCGAGGCGGCTCAGGTGGTGGAGCAACACCAAGCGGTATTTATACAGGATTATCGTATGGAGTTCAGGGTATTCCCGGTGGAGCTGGAGCACCTTTTGGTCGGGTTATGACCGGACAACCTATTACTAACGATTCACAAGACTGGCGTTGGTACTTAAATGGTGACTTTATGGTTGTCAAAGTAACCGATGCCGAAGCTTCGGTACCCGGTAAAGGTTACCGAACCCAAAATGATCGATATGGATCTCCATTGTCTGGTGATGGTGGAGGTTGGGGCCAGCGCGGTACCAAGTCCACCAATGATGGAACATGGAATTGGCAATACCATGGCACAACTGAAGGCCAGCCGGGGCCGGGTGGACCTGCAATTGTTGGGGTGGCACCTCTAACAACTCAATTGATTAACGGAGGGAAAATCTTACAAACCCTTTAAACTTTAAAAGAACTTTGAGCACCCAATTCGGGTGCTTTTTTATTGTCTAAAAATATCTGGAGAGATTTATGGAACCAGTTTCCACTAGCGGTTTTACAGCACTTTTAAAATTTTATGGTGCAGCAATTATGGTGACTTTAGCAGTCGGTTTGGTTGCAGCAGTTGTATTAATGACTCGTATGCCACGTTCACCACAAGAGTGGGGCGTAGGCTTGATCTGTACTGTTGTATCAAGTCTTGCTGGCGGCTCATTCATTATTGTGAAGTGGGGGCTTCATGAATGGGTTACTGATGTATGGGGGATGATTGCTCTGGGTGGTTTCTTCTTTGTTTGTGGTTTACCCGGTTGGGCTTTGGTCCGTTGGATTTTTAACTTCATAGATAAACAGGAAGGGAAAACGATTGTTGAAGTGATCAAAGAGTTTAAGAAAGCCAAAAACGATATTACGAACAGTTAATGCCGCCTTCGGGCGGTCTATTAATACTAATGTATCAATTAGTGTCTTCTTTATATTGTTTTTATAATTTGTTATCTTCTTTTGTCTTTACTTTATAAGAGAGGAATAAAATTGAATATCATTTCATTTGACGAAGAATTATTAAAAACAACAGCACGACACTGGATTGATCGCGGTATAGCATTAAATCTTGATGACGAATTAATTGAGTTAAATGAACAGTTTTTCGAACACATTCAAGCAAGTAAAGATTATGGGGATTATTTAACGCGAGAAAGTCTAAACACTTACATTGGTATTTGTGAAGATGATTGTGATCATCCAAATGTTATTGTTGAAGTCGGTTATCATCGTCGTGGACGTGAATTAACGTTAAAGATTTTTGATATCTACATTAGCCCAGAGCTTGATAGTTTAGTTGATTCAGAATATGATTCGAAATACGCAGAATATTTGATCTTTATTATTCAAAAATTCTTGCAGCATGCTGATTGTTCTGGTAGTGCGACTAAAATCTACGCACGTACGGACTATAGTCAAGCATTCTTACAGCGAATGCATGACGCAGCAGAATCCATTAAATCAGAATTAGATAAAGCTGGTTTGACAGTTAAGTTTGAAGGTAAGCGTTGGCTTGCCTTTCGACGTCAATAAACCTTACTAAATAGGTGTGGGAATTATGAACGTTATTTCATTGCTAAGTCATGTTCAATTAACTGAAACAAAACAACAAAAAGTTAATGAATTGGTAGCTCAGTGTGTATTGTCTGCTTGTGCAAAAACTCCAAGTATGCGAGAAGTTCTCAAGGGTGATATGCGCAGCACCATTCATGCATCTCGTCTCCGAAAAGTATCATAAAATCTAAAAATCAGAAAAACCCCGCATTTGCGGGGTTTTTTATTGCCTAAAGGAAACCGAAATGAACATTGAAAAATATCTTGATGAATTAATTAAGCGCGAAGGTGGTTACGTAAATAACCCAGCGGATCGAGGAGGGGCGACCAAATACGGTATTACTGAAGCTGTAGCACGTGAAAACGGCTATAAGGGCAATATGAAAGATTTGCCTCTTGATGTGGCCAAAGCTATTTACAAGAAGCAATACTGGACAGCTCCGCGATTTGACCAAGTAAATGCTGTTTCTTCTGCTGTAGCTGAAGAGCTTCTAGACACTGGTGTGAATTGCGGTACCGGATTTGCAAAACCTCTTTTACAACGTGCTTTGAATCTCCTAAATAACAATGGTAAAGCAGGGTGGCCAGATTTATCAGTAGATGGGATATATGGTCCGGCAACTCTTAATGCACTCAAAACTTATTTGGTCAAACGCGGGAAAGAAGGAGAAAAAGTTTTAGTTCGAGTTCTGAATATTATGCAAGGTCAGCGTTACATTGAAATCTGTGAGCGCAATCCAAGCCAAGAACAATTTTTCTATGGCTGGATTGCTAATCGAGTATCAATGTGAAGTACCTAATTTTACTGTGCATTCTACTCAAGACTGCACAGTTACTTCGACGTATAGTGAGGTAGTTGTAAAAGTTTATAGGTAAGTTATAGGATTGATTGGTAATAATCTTTAAATTTTAGGGGGGGGATTGTTCAGATGTAGTGTATTCTGTAAAATAAAACTTAATTATATTTTGCTTTCAATACAATGAACGATCAAGTTTTCCAATTACAAATTGTTATAAATGGAGGTTTAACCCCCATTCAATCTAAGCCAGAAACACTTGATAAATTAGTAAAAGAATTTGCTATAAATCATTTGTTGTTTCCAAAAGAAATAACTGAACAATTAATTGAGATTAATTCTCAGGATGGTTCTCAAACAAAAAAGATAACTAAATTTATTGATTTGGTTAGTAGCAATCAAAAATGTACCTACCAAATTAGAAATGATTCACTTGTATTTTTAAATTCCTTTGAGAAAATAGAGGAATTAGAAAGTATATTTGAAAAGTTTTTTAAATCGTTTTCGGATCTGACCCCATATATAAACTATAAACAATCAAAAAGATTGGGGCTAGTTCTTATTAGGGAGGATTATAATGAGGTTACATTACGCGAGTATTGTACTTCAGAAGAATTAGATCGAAATGTTATTGAGAATAGATCGAGAAAAGTTACTCGTTTTGCTATGGCGGAACTAAATGAAATGGTAAATTTATCTGTTTCAAAAGATTATGTAACTCATGAATCAGGAGTTTCTCGAAATACTCTAGCAAGTGTTTATGATGTTAATACGTTATCTACTAAGGATGTTTTTAGATTTACAAGTAAGGATGTAGTAAAGTTTATAAATGCTTCAAAGAAATTTATTTTAGAATCAATGTAAGATTTTTTATATGAACTATTCAAATAATTTATCTAATAATACTATGTATGAAAGTGGTAATCATAAAAAGATAATCACTAAGTACGAGATTGAAACAATAAAAACGGTTTGGCAAACCGATAAGATACAGTCTTTTTTAAAAGATTACTTAAATACAGACGTAGTTAGTATTACTGACCCCACTGTTATAGAACAAAAGATAGGGGAAGAGAGCTTAAAGCAAATTAAAAGAGAATTTGATATTTTTAAGAATAAATTTGATAATTTTCTGAGATATGAAGATGTGCCAGTCGATTATGTTTCACCTATTGAAAATGAATTAATCAACTTTTATAAACATAGTAAAGTTGAAGTTCAAGAACAAATTAGCCAATGGATTATTGATTCTTTTGATAACACAAAGGTTCTTCTTAATATTTTAAAAATTTTAGGTAATATTGCTCCTGATTTTATTGATCATCAATTTTTAACTAATTTTCTTATCGTTCTTAATCATAAAGATACTGAAATCAAAGAATATGCATTAAGAATTCAAGAGAAATTAATGCTTCCATCATATAATAATGTACTGAAGCACTCTAAGTTAACTCCAAAATGGATTGATGACTATAGAAAAGAATTGGTTGAATTGTATGAAGAAGATAATAAAGGTAGTTAATTTAATATGACTATTTTTGTAAGAAAGATAAGTAAAGCAAAATGGCCTTCTGAAGAGGAAATTGCAGAAAAAGCACTGGATTCAGAAATTATACCTTTTGTCAGAGCCGATGCCTTAACTACTTGTTTAAAAACTTCTCAAAATACTTTATCTGTTTGGGCAGTTGAAAATTGTACTGATGCTGAAATAGAGAAAGCTATTCTTGCTTTGATTACCAATACGAAATTAGAAAGACTTAATCGAATTCAAATTGTTTATTTTTCAAAAGAAGATGTAGATAGTTTAGGGTTGCCGATTGCAGTAACGGAAGGAGATACAATTATTGAATCTTTGTCTAAATTACATAATGATTTAGTTGATTTAAATTATGAAAAATTGGGAAAAGTATCTCAATTGATTATTTCTTCCTTACGATCTGAAAGTGTCAGAACTTATAATGAAAGAAAATTAAAAGATATGCTTTTAAAGGCTATTAATGAAGGTATAGTTGACCAAAAATTATTACATCCTTCACTACAATCTAAATTAGGTTTGCCAGTTTTAGATCAAAATGGTAATGCACTTATTAAACAGGAAAACGGCGAATTTGTAAAAGTTTAATTTTTTATTTTATAGTTAATAATTCATCCCACTTAAAAGGATTCCTGCTAAGTTTATCTCTACTCATCGACCAGTTCCGACCAGGAACAAAACATGGTCCGACACCTAATTTTTTCTTTCCAAACTTACTATGGATACCATCCATAGCCTGCATTAAACATTCCTTTTTCTCTATTTGTTTAAAGTCAGTTAATAGGTCATAATGATATACGCTGAATTATCAGGAGACTTTCCCTTGGGAGATTCTAGGCAGCCAACTTATAAAAGTCTTCGGCCATTTGATTTGGTGTCTTAAAACCCAAACCCTTTTGAATTCTTCGATGATTATAAAATAATTCAATGTATTTTATAATATCTGCTTTGGCTTCTTCTCTGGTTTGATAGTTGTAATGATGCACTAACTCATTTTTCAGTATTCCCCAAAAGCTTTCAATCGGTGCATTATCGTAACAGTCTCCGCGCTTGCTCATTGAACCTTGAAAACCATATTGCTCAAGTATATTTCGATATTCATGGCTGCAATATTGACTTCCTCTGTCTGAATGCACAATCAGTTCTTTGGTTGGTTTTTGATTGTGAATAGCCATATTTAGCGCATTACAAACAAGCTGTGTTGTCATGCGCTCATTTAAGCTATAGCCAACCACTTGCTTCGTGTAAAGGTCTTTTACCGCTGCTAAGTACAGCCATCCTTCAACAGTCCATATGTACGTAATATCACTTGACCATGCTTGATTTGGTCTAGTCATTGAGAATTGTTGCTCCAGCAGGTTTTCATAGATCGCTCGATTATGGTCACTATTCGTAGTCCTTTTAAAACGCTTGTGTCGCTTACAATACAGGTGGTTCAGCGCTTTTATCTGACGTACAGCGTACATACTCATTTTTATGCCCTGAGCTTGTAAGTATTTGGTTAATCGAATATAACCATAGCTCTGCTTTGTCTCCTCATGGGCTATTTTCACCAATATCGTCTGTTGATTTCGTTGAATCGTTCTTTTGCTCACGCCTCTCTTGAGCCAATCATAAAAACATGAAACTGAAACATGAAGTAATCGAGCCATTAAGGTAATTGGAAAAGAATATCTTTTTTGTTTCATATAGGCGTACCTTACTGACTTTCTTTGGCAAAGTACGCTGCTGCCTTTTTTAAAAATTCACGTTCCATTTCAGCTATTTTGAGCTGTTGTTTGAGTTTTTTATTTTCTTCGAGTAGAGCGTTTAGATCAGGTGAATACTGTTTTGTACCTGCTAAAGTTCCAGCCTTTGCTTTGGTATTCCAATTTGAAAGAGTTTGCATTGAAATGCTAAGTTGTCTGGCTGTTTCCGAGACATTGCCTTGATTGGCTTCAATTAATTTGATGGCTTCAGCTTTAAATTCTGTGGTGTAAGTCTTGTGTTTCTTGCTCATGGTAAACTCCTGATGAGTGTGTTTAGTTTACCAAGTTAAAACCTCCTGTTTTTTCAGCACACATCATAAGTATGTCCATACTTTGGCTCTAAACAGGTCAGCACTACACCGCACTTCTTATATTTAATTCCTTCTTTGTCGATACGGCTTACCATATTTAATAGTATGCTCAATGTAGAAGTAAACCCAATCTTTCATAAGTTCTTCACTCATTCTTAATAAAAAACAACTATCAACTAAGAATCGATAATAATTCATTTATAAACTATTCAAAATGATAGAATTACTCAGGTTTGAAAGTTGGATATGTTTTGCTTAAAAAGCATGCAGTCTACAAATTTTTTTAAATTAATTGAAAATTAAATTTGTAGACTGATTTGTAGACTGTTGAATTGCAAAATACAGCATTGTGGTACAAGCGGATGCAACTTTAATTATGATTAACTATTTGAAAATGCAAGATAAAGCAACCGAATGCAACCATTAACAATTACAGCTAGACTGTCAGGATTCTACTTCTTTTATTTTTATCTATTGGGCTGATATTACAGGGGTGTGATTCAAAAGAAGTCGCTCAAGCTGAGCCACCACCGGCTAAAGTCAGTGTATTAAGCATTCAACCGCAATCGGTAAATTTTAGTGAAAATCTTCCTGCACGTGTACATGCATTCCGTACGGCGGAAATCCGTCCGCAAGTCGGAGGTATCATTGAAAAGGTTCTATTTAAACAAGGTAGTGAAGTTAGAGCAGGGCAAGCCTTATATAAAATTAATTCCGAGACTTTTGAGGCCGATGTAAATAGCAATAGAGCTTCTCTCAATAAAGCTGAAGCTGAGGTGGCAAGACTCAAAGTTCAGTTAGAACGTTATGAGCAGTTATTACCAAGTAATGCAATTAGTAAGCAAGAAGTAAGTAATGCTCAAGCTCAGTATCGTCAGGCTCTAGCCGATGTCGCTCAAATGAAAGCATTGCTGGCCAGACAAAACTTGAATCTGCAATATGCAACAGTTCGAGCGCCTATTTCTGGGCGTATTGGGCAATCTTTTGTCACTGAAGGTGCATTGGTCGGTCAGGGCGATACCAATACGATGGCAACCATTCAACAGATTGATAAAGTCTATGTTGATGTAAAGCAATCGGTTAGTGAGTATGA